TACTTGACCGTTTTTTCCAGGAAAAAGCATACTGAATAATTCACCGTCAGCCATAACTCCATCAGCACCACCTGCTCCTGTGAGCGTTCCAACAATAGGAGTTGGACATGAAATGTAATCCCAATCTATAATGTTTTCTGGTGTTAATCTTGTTAAAGCACCAGCTACTCCTAAAGTGCTTGATAAAGTAGCTGCTCCGGTAACACCAAGAGTACCACTAAATGAGGTGTTTCCACTTGAATCTATTGTAGCTTTGTTTGTTTCTATGCCTGTATCAGTGGCAGTATTAAATACAGTAACTCCGTTTTCAGATCGGACATTACCCTTAAAAGTTGTATTAGCCATATAAAATCTCCTATCTTGGCAAATGTCAGTCACATAGTATGACTGTTAGGTTATTTCAGTATACACAAAAAAAGGTGACACGCAAGTGTCACCTTTTAAAGAGTATTAGTTTTTAATTAAACTCCCGGAGATCCAAACACACATCTTGGGTCTGAAACACCAAAGCTATAACGCTCACGAGCCTTATATCTTACGTTGCCTGTATCAAAGTCACCTTCCATACTTGTAGCAATAGAAGCTCTTTCAAAATGTTTGAAGCCATTAGGGGCATCAGTTTTAATGAAAAACGCATCTGTATCAGTTAAGAAGTGGTTAATAACATACCCTTGAGGTAACATTCCCATGTTGCTCATTGCGTTTATGTCATTATCTGCTGTTCCAGGACGAAGAGTAGTCTTCATTAACCTTTCAGCAACAAACTGTAGTGCTGGTGGGATAATCATCTTCGTTCCTTTAAGAGCAATTTTAAGTCCTCTTTCGTCAATAAAAGCTGCTATATCAATTAATGCCTGTTCTAAGGAAGTTTCGTTTAAGTCAGCGGAGTTAGTTAACTCGTTTTTAAAGTTACCACCTGCCGATGTCGGATGATCAGTAGCACAAAGCTCCTTACCATCACCAAACGTAAAGTTACTGTCGAACGCATTGTTTAAAACAGAAGCGGCTTTTACTTGCTTAGTATTAGACATAGAACGAGCTAACGCACGAGTGTAACGAGAACTAAGTTTGTCATAAAGGTTATCCTCTACAGCTTCCTCAGTAATCGCAAACGCTAATGCGATTGTTTCATGTGTATACCTTGCAGTGAAAGACTCATTTGCCAAATCAAAAGAAACGGCAGCACCCTCTGCTTTTTCAGGTGCTGTTCCAAAGCCAGACAGCATTACTTCTTCTTCAAACGCTCTGTCTGAAGTTTCAGTCTCATATATTTCGGTATGTTCGTTATCATACCTATCGTACTCCAAACCAAATAGAGCGTTTAATCCAGGCTCTAATTCTTTAAGGAGTTGGGATCTTGCAATAGCCATATCAATATCTCCTTATAGACCAGTTGTATCAAGATGAAAAGGTAAAGTTAACCTAACTAAAAAACGAACTCCTGCTGATGCAACATCTATGTCATTGAAACTGTCTTTAAGACCAATGATACGGAAATTATCAGTAGCAGTTGTTGCTCCTGCTGAGGTAACAGAAAGTTCTCCAGTGGAGATAAAACTGTTTCCAGTAGTAGAGGCAAAACCAGCACCTTCAGCGTTGGAATGAACCAATGCTTGAGCGGTAGCTATATTTGTTAAAGTAGCGTCACCTTGGATTTCGTAGACCTGAAAAGGGTTGTCATAAATAAATACAGAAGCTTCTGTACCAGATTTTATGGCTGCTGTTCCAGGATAGTAGTTGTTATATACAGGTTTTCCTGTAAGATCGATGTACTCACATCCCGCCATAACGCCTAAAATTGCTACACTTCCTCCATCAGCAGCACTAACATCTACAAGTCCATTAGTCAACGGGATAACCATGTCACCTTGATGGATGAGACTTGATGATCCAGCCGTTGCTGATACTTGTACCTTGTAAGGAGTTAATCCACTGTTGTTTGGTGCAGAACCCAAGAGGTTATAAGGACGAAGTCCGAAAGGGGCATCTATATTATTTGCCATTTCTTATTTCCTTCTCTAAAAGTTAATCGGAGGCATTTTTACCACCGAAAGTTACACGACTTTGCCTTTCTGGTTTCAGAATAGGCATACTAGGGTGTTGCTCCCTCATCATATCGTTGTCGACAGCTTGTTGTTGATCTCTAGTAAGACCTTTAAAATGTGCTTGTCGTTCAGCTTTCGACTCTAGGGGGAACCTTGCGAGTATTAAGCCACCCACCCCTATAACGCCAGAATGTTTTCCATCCTGAACTGTAGGAGCTTCAAAATCGGGGTACTCGTCTGCACGAACTAATTCAAAGCCTTCGCGGAGCCTTGCAGATAGATTTTTCTTATCATCAAATCCCATGATTGATTCACGGATCCAACGATGAGTATAACCTTCTGGGGGAGGAGGAGCGTCTAGTGTTGACGGTGGGGTCCACGGTTTCCTGCGTGTTTGTTTTTCACGAGTCTTTGTGGTGCGTGATATACGGTCAGCCATTTGGTTTATCCTTCACGTTGTTGCAAATTCATAAGTTGCTTTGCATACGCTTCGTAGCTTACACCAAGTTTGTCAGCAATAGCAACCTGTGATTTTGAAAGTTTGATTTTTCCTTTAGAAACAGTTCCACTAGAACGTGAAACCCCTGCTACTGGAGGTCTTTGATTAGTCCCTTTTTGAGGAGCTTTTTCAAATTTGTGTGGGAACTCTGTCCTCATTCTGTTATCTATCTCAGCATAATAGTCATCTGAGTTAGGGCTGTATCCTTCTTCTTCAACTAATTTTTTGTGTATACTAAAAGCTGTTAACGTCATAGGCTCGTTATCGCCGAACCACGAATTTTGGGAAGCCCACTTCTCTGCTCTTGGATCTGGTGCAGCTTTTTGTTGCGGAGGAGCATTCTTCTTAGCCTCTTCAGCAGCTTTTTGTTGATTAACACGATTTTCGTTTTCTGCTTTCACAACACTCAAACGTTCAGATTCTACTGCAAGTCGAGCTATACTCTTTTGAGTATTCACCTGTGCCTCAACATCACCATTATTTATTGCATCTTGTAAGTTTCTTTTTAAGGTTTCTTCTTCACCAAGTACCCTATTATCATACTCTTTTATGTATGATTCATCTACTTTTTTAGTTCTCTCAGTTAAATCTTCATTAGTTTTTTGTAGAGCTTGGGCATACTCCGTGGCTGCTTTTTCTCTTCTTTCAGACTCTCTTAATTTCCAAGTCATCCGCTCGATACGCTCTTTTACTTTTTTGCCGTACCCCTCAAGACTATCTTCATCTTCGTTAGCCTTGGAATCAGCCTTTTGCTCGATAGACTGATCTTCATCATTTTCTAATTCAACTTCAATTTCGTCTTCAATTTTTTCTTGTGTGTCTGCCATGTTCTTCCCCTATATATGTAATATGTCTGCTGGATCATTAATACGAGCTAATACTTCATCATCGTTTAGAAGTCTTACTTCGCCACCTTCTATTTTAAAACGGCTTCCTGCATATCGACCAAATATAACCCAGTCTTGTTCTTTACACCATGCACCACTTTCGCCAAATTTATCGGTATCTTTGTATGCAAGAGGTCCCACTTTAAGGACTAAAGCACAAACAGTAGCAAGAGCTTCTCTTTCTACTGCTGCATCAGGTATAAAAACGCCTCCTTCAGTTTTACCTTTTCCTCGGTATGGAAGAACTAATATTCTCCAACCTGTTGGTTCTGGTAACTTTTCTAAAATAGGTACGTCTTGGGTTTCTTTTTCTTGGGAGTCTTGGGGAGTACTGGCAAATCGCCTAGGGACTATTAGTTTACTCATTTTCCACCTTTTTTTGCAGGTCTTTTAATTCCTGTTGTAAATATTCAATTTCTGCAAATCTTCCTCGCAGTTCCTTGAATGCAATAAAGTCTTCTACAATACCGTTTGTTATTTGAGTCTGTAGATTTTCTTTTCGTTGTTTTAATATATTACTGAGTTTTTCAATAATGTAAAGCTGCATCTTGCATTTTATCCTATTTTGTTAAACCTTTTTGTTTCTCATATGTTCTTAAGCCACCTAAACCAAGCATCCCCATCAAAACAGTCATTAAACTACCCATATCAAAAGTAGGCAACTCTGGTATTTGAAGAGCTAGATAAGCACATACAAAAATTGTAATCGGTTGTAACACAAAATGCCAACATAAAGCTATCCCACAAGTCCATCCGATAAACGGTCGCCAACCTGCCACGAATATAGATTTATGTTGTGCCTCCGCTTTATTTATTTCTATTTGCCCTTTAGCAAGTTCTTGTGCGTGGCTCTCTGCCATAGTAGCAACTTCATGGGCTAATTTGTTTTTCATATCCTTGTCTTCTATAAACTTACCAAGAAGATTTGACACTGGACCAATTAATGCTGTTAACATTTTGTCCTCCTATGTTTTTTTAATTTTACTTTGAGTTGTTTTACTTAACTCTTTTAAATGAAATAACTTTTCACTTTTAGCTGTATGTGAAGTACCTGTGTGTAAAGTACCGTCTTTCATCTTATGAGACTTACCCTTATGGATTGCTCCATTTCTTTTATAATGTGTTTTCATTAGTATATTCTCACTTCCTTTGGGTCTACGGTTGGTATTAGTTTACACATACATTGATACAGTTCTTCTTTTTCGCCCTTCATAATTATTTGATTGTGCAATCGGTTCTTATAGGACAAACAATCATTCACGTTTTTAAAATAAATACTTCCTTCCATTTTAAGACCTAAGAAACAGACAAGCATAAATGCTGTCACTTCTTACTCATCCAAGCAGTTGTACCCATATAAGCACCAACGATACCAGCCCCAGATAAATAAAATAAATTGCTAATATCTGATAAAGCATTAACCCTCTCGACATCAATTAAAAACATAGCTAAAGTAAATAAACCCATAGCAATTAGCGTCGCTCGTGCCATTCTTAGTTGGGCAAGTTGTTTTCTTAATAAAGTCTCTGTTTCCTTCATCATTTTAGCAGTTTCTAATTCCTCATCAGTAACGACACCGTCGCCATCAAGATCATATTCATTATATTTGCTATCATTTTGTAAGGTCTTTTTCATCGTATTAATAAGCCTATAAGTAAAACAATGGCTGTTCCAGAAGTTGCAATCATAATATGCTCAATACGTTTTATTCTTAGTATCGTTTCTTTCCACCTCTCGGCACACACAGCTTCATGTGTGTCTATCTGAGCTTTAACTTCAATGATACTAAGTTTTGACATTTATTTTAGACCTCTGAATTTTATGCCTTGCATAGACTTACGTCCTCCACGAGAAACTTCGCCACCCATATTCATTTTTTCAGGTTTATTGTAAGCCATACCACCTTTCATAAATCTTCTGCCAGTCATTTTATTAGTGGGCATTACTCTATTGTTCATCATGCCTCCCATGTTATATCCACCAGCCATACCGCCCATGTTATATCCACCAGCCATACCACCCATATTATAACCTCGGACCATACCACCCATATTGAAAGGCTTTCCTGTTAACTGAAATAATTCAGCTTCCAGTATTTCTTTTATTTCCATATGATCAGGATTGCTTGGGTCTAATTCTTTCTTTTGTGCTTTTAGACTTTTTACTCTATCGTCATCTGCCATTTTAATCTCCTATTCGTAAAAGTTATCGCCATATAATTGAGGTAAGGATTGCATAGAAATAGATGGAAGACCAGCTACTTGGTAGCTGTTTTCTATTCCCATGTTCGTTGGAGGTCCCGAAGGTTGATTTGCCATATCGTAAACAGGGGTAGCATCTATTTCAGCTTGCGTTTTTGCAGGACCAATAAGTTCACCTATCCCTCTATTTGCTAAACTTAGACCCAATTGAGCAGCCCTACTGACACCCAAAGCAGGACTAAGATAAGTCAAAGCACCAAAAGGAGTATTTTGACCAGGAACCATCATATTATACATATTTTTGGACATTGATAAGTTAGGTTTATACCCAATCATATTTTGGAAAATACTCAGTATTCCATTATTCTTATCAGGCGGAGTTCTATCAATCATATCAGTAACAGGGGCTGGACCATCATCTCTGCTGTCGTCTTGAAAATCTTTTGTTGTGTAAGTTTGGTCTTGCCCTCTAGAGCCAGCTATCGCATTTGCTATTCCTGCTGCGGACTCTTCAGGGGTATTTTGCCCAAAATCGGAAGGATCATATGCCATTACTGTCCAGGTTTCCTATTAGTGTTTTGTTGCTGTCTTTGTAAAGCTATGTTTGCTCTCAGTTGTGCAATATCTTCAGTGCTGTTTATACGTTGTTGTTGTATTGCCGTTTGCTCTTGCAGTTTTTGTTGATCTAACTTTAATCGCTGTTGATCATTCTGAGCTTCCTGTTGTGCTTCCTGTTGTTTTATTTGTATCTCTTGGGCTTTTAAATCAACTAGCGGATCTTTTTGGTCCGCTTGCATTATTTGCTTTTCTTTTTCAACATACTCAGAAATAAGTTTTGCTTCAATCTCAGCAACCTTGTTAGCCAATAATTTTGCATCAACAGGAGGGGTAGCTTGACCCATTGCTTGAGGCATATCTTCAGGCATGGCTTGACCCATTGTTTCGGGCATCTCTGATTGCTCTTGTGGTTGCTCTTGCATCTCTTGTTGTGCCATAGCTTGAGCTTGTAAACTAATATGTTCAAATATATGCGTTTGCAAAATCTGTATTATGCCTGGATTGCCTTTAGCAACTACGCTTCCCATGTAAGCAAGGTGAGTTGCTATATGGGCTTCATGGTTTTGTTCAGGAAAGGCTTTTAACTGTGCTTGTCCTGAAAGAGCTTGCATAACTTTACCATTTTCTATAGAGGGTGCTGTTGGCGTTGGCTCTGCAGGAGGAGGCAGCACTTGCTCAATATTGTCAACACCAAGAGCAGAATACATACGTCGATATGCTTCATAAAGATTGTGTAACTCGGGTTTAGTTTGGGCTAACTTTAACTGTTCTTGAGCAAGACTTACTCGTTGTGCCATACTAAACATATTTGGATTAGCCACAGGGACAATATCAATACGACCATCAAAATCTTTAGCCTTTTGTCCCTTTTCTGCCGATTCATTCGCAAAAGGGTACTCGCCACCCTCTTGTGCTATAATCTCTGCCATCAATTTAAACTCTTGCTTCATACTATTGTACAAGCGTTTGTGAACAGCACTTATAATACGGCTTCCACGCTCTAGCATGGCAATAGTTGTACCCACTGGAACTTCAGCGTTGCTTACATTGCCTGTTCCCATATCCGTTGTTCCTACAAACTTTTGAGCAGCTTGAACAACAAATCCTAACAACTGAAATAAGGTAGCACTAGGCTCTTTATAAGGTAACGGAAGTAAGGAACCTTTTAAATCAGTTCCTACCACATCAACATCTCGCCATTCTCCTGGCTGTATTGGCTCATCACCATCTTGTATTCGTAAACCACGAGCTTTAAATCCAGCTGGCATATTAGCCAACGTTCCAGAGTCGACAAGTTGTCGTAAAACAGCCGTTGCTGTTCTTGAAAGGTTTCCTAGTAAATGAATTAACCCATTTCCATAGAATCCAAGTCCAGGACTAAACATGTAGTGAACAAAAAACTGTCGTTTACTTTTAAAGCTGTCTTCTGGATCATAATTACGGTAAACGGATAAAACTTCGCCTGAATCATCATCCACGGTAACAATATATGGTAATTTTATGCCTGTTTCCTCACCACTTTCATCAGTATCGGGGAATTGTTCAAGGTCAAGGTAACAATGGGACTCATATAAAGTAACTTCATCACCCTCACCTGTGCGTTCTATACCTGTGATTGATTCTTTTGTCTCAGTAACTTCATCAATATTGCCAGCACCACCAGTAATTTCAACGTCTCGGTAAAAACCACTGACCTGTAGCTTGCGTAGCTCATTGGAATTCATAGAAATCATCTGCGTCACACGATCTGCCGACATTAAATCAGTAGCGTTGTAAGGAACTAACAAATCTTTTGCTTCTATAAACTTACTTACTTGTCTGCCAAGCTGCGGATCAACATAAACTTTTTTGAAAGCACTACCACCTAATCCCAAGTAGTATAACATCTGGTCAAACTCAGCATCATACTCTTCCATTGTGTGCATTATGGTGTAATTCATATAATCTTTTATACGCTCAGACTGTTTTTCTAAGGCTGGCGTAGCATCACCCAGTATCTGCGTTCTAACTGGTCCACTTGGGGGTAATAATTCTTTGTACGCTTGGCTTTGAAATTGCACAACGGCTTCATTTAACAAAGGATGGATTACTCCAGTCGCTCCTTCAAAAGGCTCCGTACGTTGGTCATAGTTTAAACCTAATAATTTTAGACCGTCACTATAGGCATCCATCCAATCTTTACGACCAGATATATCTTCCTCAGCTTTTTCTAAAACCATACTACTGATTCCAGCTAAAACATCATCCTCTAATACTTCAGCTAAGTTTGAGGAAAAGTCTACCTCAGAGTTCATGGAGTCTTGTTCTGGGTCACCTATTTCGACTCCACCATCTTCCATTGGTGTTACTTCCATACCTTCGGTTGTTAGTTCTGTGGGCTCTGGTGGAAGTTCAATTTCTAAAGGATCGCCCTCTAGAGGTTGCCCCACCAGAGTAAAATTACGATCTATATTATCGTAGGCTTGAGGTTTTTTCGCCATCTGCTTTACCACCTTCTATTACTTTAAATCGACTACGGTTTATCTCTGCTAAAGTGTTTATTATTTGTTTCTCCGTGGGTGCGTCCTCAAACAATAATTTACCTACTTCTAACATTACCTTAACTGATTCTTGATTAATAGTAAACTCTTGCTCTTGGTCCTCGTATCGTCTCGTCATTATAATCCTCTGGAGTCGTTATAAAGCCACCTTCACGAAATCTTCGTAAGGCTTGTGTTACAGTATCAACAAAGTCATCGTTTTCCCCAACTGGGAATGCGGCACACTCTTCGATAACATCTTCTGCCCAACGAGTATCTGGAGCCCATACTAAACCACTTTCCATTAAGGGTGCAACTGAATTCACACGAGTAAATTTATCGTTACCTCGACTTGGACTATAATTTTGTACTGGAATGCCCATAGTCCGTAGCTCTTGCGTCAATGGAGTACCACTCGCTTTCGCTTCAATAATTACACATTCCGGATCCCAATACTCATATTCTTCTTTTGCTATACGCTTTAACTCTGGGAATTCCCATCTTCCTCGTCGGGCATCACACATTATAATATTGGCTGGTCCACCCTCTTCTGGGTAAAAAACGCCCCATGTGGTTATCGCACTATAATCTGCCGTTTCCTGTTTTCCAAAAGCTGTGTCGTAACTTTGCATAATGTACGTTAAATTAGGTAACTCTTTCTTTTCCCACTTTTTCCACCAGTCACGTTTTAGAATCGCTGTGGTTTCACTCGTCGGATTTTGCTGCCACTGAGCTTCCCACTTACCTATAGACAATGAAGCCTTAACCGTTAATAATTCTTCCTTCTTCCAAAACTCACCCCATAACACCGTATCATCTGGCATTATCGCTGGAAACTCAACAACTTCCCATTTATCAGCCAATACATCTCGTGCCTGTTGTTTTAACAATTTACCTGTTAAATCAATCTCCGACCATCGCGTCATAACAATTACAATAGAACCTCCAGGCTGAAGCCTTTGTCGAGGTCCAGAAGTATACCACTCATAAGCATTGTCTAACGCAGCAGGGCTCATCGCATCTTGCTCCGAGTGGGGGTCATCAATAATCATTAAATCGGCACCACGTCCAGTAATCGCTCCTCCAACACCAGCCGCAAAGTATTCTCCACCTTTGTCGGTTTCCCATCTTCCAGCAGCACTACTGTCCGATCGTATTTTGACATCAGGGAATACTCGTTTATAATCGGCATGGTTCATAAGGTTTCTTGCTTTTCTACCAAAACGAACTGCCAGTTCGCCAGTGTGCGTTGCCTGTATTATCTTTAACTTTGGGTTTCTTCCCATTAGCCAACTCGGTAATAAGTAACTAGCAAATTCTGACTTCGTATGTCTAGGAGGCATATTAATAATAAGACGTTTAAGCTCGCCTCGTGCTACACGGTTAAATTTTTCTGCCATAATCTTATGGTGGCGACCCTCAATGAAATCTGCCCAAACGGCTTTTGTGTATTGTAAGAAATCTTCGCGAGCTCCGTCAGCCGACACAATCTGTTGCTGCTTCTCTAATAACTTAGCGTATTTACGCAATACTTCTTCAGGTACGTTTAAAGGTGTTCCATCCATAATTTTAAAATATTATAAAAAATTTAAAAGGGCAAGAGGACAATCATCATTGTTTCAAAAAAGGGGGTGGGGGTAAAAAAATAATTATCTGAGGGGTAATGATTTGTGGAAAACCTGTACAAGGTGCTGTGCATGTACACGTCCTCTCTGTCTAGGGGGGTGACCGAATCATTAACATGTTAACAGTAGTAGAAACTAGCTAGGGGTACCTCAACCCCTAGCTAGTAATTAGTTAAGCGTTAGGTACGAGCGTACCGTACGTATTGCCTAACATGCTACCCTTGCTACTACTATATGCAAAGTTACCTATTAGGATTGCGTTGACTGCGTTTTGATTTGCATGTAATGCGTTGCCAATACTTAGTATGCTACTGCCACTGTTAGCGTGAGCTTGTTGGATTGCACTTAGCGGGATAGGTACAAGCGTTGTTGGCACTGTTGTACTAATTGGCAACGGTTGCTTTTTAACATGACTACTTGGCAAAGTTAAACCATTAACACATGACCATAATATTTGACCCCTATGACCTAACTTGCCACTAGTTGGGAACATTGCTTGGTGCATATTGCCACCACCGAAAAATACTGTTTTACCTTTTACAGTAACCATTGCGTTAGCATTTAATAGTAATGACCATTTACCTATACCACCATTAGCCTTGATAAACGCTACTAGGTTGGTAGCTTGTTGGTGACTGTTTTTTATAGTTACTGTTGGTGTGTAACTTGTTGTTTGTGTTTGCATTTTAAACCCCTTTGGTTTGTTAACTTGTTAAGTTTATATTAAGTGGCACAACGCCACACCTATTTATATCACAACTAGTTTTACTTGTAAACCCCTAAATACAAATAAAGTTAAATTAATTTAAATAACATTAATATTAAAAATAATAACACTGCTAACAACGCCATTATTTAAGCCTATGTATATATATAGTATATAGTCCTGCTATTAATAGTAACATTCCCAAGCTAGCGATAAAACCACATATAACCGTCGCAGCCATAATATCTACCGTTGCATACTTTAATATTAAGTAACCACTTGCGACAGCAAATCCACCCATTAAAAACATTATTACTCCCATTACTTGCATTTTAAACTCCATTAGTTGTTGTTGTTAATAACTTTAATTTAACTGTTTACAAAAAAGACACAACGAAGAAGTTATCATTAAGATTAATTTATATTTAATGACTCTTATTGATTCAACCAATATGTGTGATTTGATAATGGTTATTGTATATGTATATATGTATATATATGTTCCTGAGTCTAATTGATTCATGTTCCATCCATCTCCATCCATCTCCATCCATCCCCCGTCAGGGGAAAAAAATCCCGTCAGGGAACGAAACTTAACATGTTAAGTAAACAGGTAAATGAAAGGGACGAAGACATAAGCCCTCGCCCCGAGTGATGAGTGTTAAGCCTTAGGGATAACGAAGAGCTCAACGAAGTTTTTACCCCATGATGCTTTGGAAGGTGACTGTCCGCCATTAAGTGCGTCAAGTAGACCGTGATATTGTTTAGCCTTGATTATCTTATGGTCAAGATCACAAGCCTGAAGAGTATATGTTTCATCATTTGATTGGCAATAGATTAAAGCCCACATGACCCTCGCACGCTTTTCAGTTTTCTTAACACCATTTTCGTGATACATTGACTTCTTGGCTTCCCAAGGAAATGGAAGCTCAGCCTTGATATCAACACCACCAACCAAACGAATACCGACATTGTTTGGATTGCCACCTGCGAACTCTTGGATAAATGCGATAATGTCCGACGCCTTGACACCTTCACGACCCTTGATACGTTCAGCTGATAACGCTGTAATGCCTGAGTAGGATGCAACTGTTGGAGCCTGAGTTGCTTGCTCTTTTTTAGCTGTTTTAGCCATTTGATATCTCCCTTTCTGCGGAGTGTGTAAAAGACTTAAGTGCCTTATTACTTATATAGAATAGCAGCTATTTTCGCTGATGTAAACCCCTATTTACTCTTAATGATGATTTATTTATTTCGTCCAGAGTCAAATAGACTCGCCGATGGTTTTTGAACAAGTTAGACTTGCCGATTAACATTGAACAATTTGGACTTTTTCCAGAGTCTAATAGACTCGCCCCGAGCACATTTGATCAAGAAGAGCTTTCCATCCATCTCCATCCATCTCGCTCAATAACCGACGTCCATCCCAGATCGGATCACGGTCCATCAATCTCGGTGCAAGGTGCTTTCCATCCATAATTAATATAGAAGCGGACGAAGGATGATGAACCAAGTTCCAAACGCATCCACCAACCCTCGTTCTTGAGGTCTGCCATGCTATTTGGAGGGGACGCCATTTAGGGAAAGACTTGTCAGTTCTTGTTGTTAAAACCTTGAGTTCAATCCAGATCTCTTTTGATTCATAACAACCATTAAGATCAGGCACTCCTGGAGACGCTAAGGACTCCAGACGTGACCAATGAACATACGACTGAGTATGCTTTTTTATTAGATTCCAAAACTGGGTTTCAGGTTTCATACATATTCCTCTGCATTTACAGGACACATGAAGTCATGATAATACTTAAAATCAGTAATCATAAAGTGGTCAAACGAGCCTTTGAACAAAACTGCCCAGTCACCTTCTATGTGCTTATCGTATCGTGTGCTTTTCCAAACTGTTATCTGTGGCTTGGGGATCCTTTCACGGTTAGATGGAAACCACGCTAAATGATAAAAGTAATCGCAATCATCATGCACATGATCGGTCTCTTCAGTAGTTGCCTTTCCTGATCCTCTGTTGTTACACTCCATAAAATGTAAGGCTTGTTCAGTAGCGAGGGGGTGCTTGTGATTAAGAATACAGTGCAAGTGATCTTGGGCTCCTGAGGGGTAGCCGTCCCAATGCCTGTAGACAATAACTGTATTGTGAGACGATGGGGTAATATCACCTCCTGGAAAAGTCTCAAACTTATAACATGCTCTTGTTGCCATTATGATTCCTCCCCATCATAACTTTCTGGGTGAGGAACATTCGCAAAGGGGTACTCTTTTCGTAAAGGGTTGCCCGACTGGTCGTACTTGCCCCAATAAGGATTGGGATACCAAACATCACGACCTGAACAAATCCAAGGATAATTTGTATTTTGCTCGCCTATTATCCTTGCGTCTTCTTTGTCCCAATCTGCTTCGCTGGTGTAATTAAAATCATTATGCTCTTGCTCTTGCAAGTTTTGGTAGTAATTCATTTAGTAACTCCTTAATAATTAAAATTTAACTTAGTTTTATTATAAGGGTTTACAACAATGGAGGTAGCTGTTTTTAGTCTTTTGCATCTTTACTGCTCGGGTGTATTTCAACAGACTCAACATCTATCGCACCTTTAGTCGCATTTATCAAGGCTGGGAAGTCTTGTTGTATTCTTAGTATCTCTGCCATTACTTCCTTCTTATCCATCTGGTCAATCTTACCCATTAATATCTCTTTTCTATCAATGTATAGACCACCTGCTTGTCCTCTTGCTTTTTCAGCAGCGACGGCTGAGGCGTAATTTCCATTCTGCAATGACTCATCGCGAATCTGAGCTAACTTCCTGACGTGGCTTTCAAAAGTCACCTCGTATTTAGTTTGTAGCTCTGTTTTTATCAGATGGACTCTTTCCAAAACTGCAGGATAGTCTCGTCCGTTTAACATTCGGCTTGCGATAGCATGGGCATTAGACTCTGCGTACCCAGCCCTCAAAGCAGCTTCAGTCTGTGTTACCTCTTCGGTTGCGTATATCTTTGCAAACTTTTCTTGCATAACTGTGATTCCAAAATCTACCTTTGGATTAGCCACTATGTCAAGAAGTTTCTTATGTGTTACTTTCGCTTTTGCCATAACGATACAATAACTCTGACTAATAGGGATGGCAAATGAAATCGACTCCTAAAGTTTTCCGCAAGTTTAACTCTTCGCGATACGGAAATAATAGATACTAAGATATTGTATATTGGGATATCTGAAATATAATAACGACAACATTTTGAAATCGTTACTATATAGCAGAGTTCATGGTTAGAGGTTGGTGGATACTCCAGCAAGGTGAGCTGCGAAATAAGCGAGAGTGAAGGCTACACACATAAGATATATGATAGCCCACAACTCTACGAGAATATAGAGTGCTATTTTCATTTGCTTTCCTCCTTTTCAAAGCCAAAGTTGTCATCTTTGACGAGGTGCCAAAAGATATTTTCCAAGTCTTTTTCTATTAAAGGTATTTCTTCATGGTGAAGCATGATTGATTTGCACACATTACGGTGACCGTCACAGTATGAGTAAGTACAAATGAGGCTTTCTGTTCTTAAATCGGCTACCGTTGTAAAAGCACGACCGTCCTCAGAACATTGATAATGACAAACTGGAAAGTCGGTGTGCCAAACTGCACGCCTGTCTAAGAAGGGACCTAGCCCTGAGCGTCTACCGTTTTTGTATGCCCAGACGTGTAAAACATTACTGAAGTACTCATGATAGGTGATACCTAAATTATTGAATTCATGGTTCATTAGCCGATCCTTTCTGTTGGTTTACGATTTTCATTAAAAACTTCTACGAGAGTTTTTGTTTCTCCAGTTTGTTGGTTGGTCAACTGTTCCTTATGACCACAAGGTAGACAGAATTCTAGCCATTGACTGCCTAGTATGAGATGGTTGGTTTCTGTTTTTTCTTCACAGATTACGCATTGATTGGACATTTAGAACTCCTTTAAGATGTTGTATTTACTTTATAATTAATAGTAGCAAATACAACGTCTTAGGCTAGTTTTTTAACCTCGTGTGATAAGGTTTTAGCTCTGCAGGAGACGACTATTATAGTCCTCTTTTGCTAGAGATCTTTCGTGTTCATCTTTTAAGATCTCATAGTCTAGTCGTTGTTGGGCTTGCTCACGTGATGAGAAAAAGCCTAATGGATTTAGTTTTCGGCGATGCGTTAGAACCCACACACCATCTTCAGAATGGATACGGTAGTTAATCATTGTCAATCCCCCACTACTGCTGTTAAATATTCACGGTCTATATCTAAGACTTTTGCAAAATCAAGTATTTCAACTTTTACTACGAAAGGCTTATGAACTTTGTTTAGCCTATTCTTTTCGCTCATCATAGTAACCCTATCTTTTGTAACCATGTACTCCACTTCACTATCCGGATAAGTAACCTTCCATAAGTATCGCATACTTGGGTCCGTTACTAAATCAAAAACAGTTGGATCGGGCTTGCCTAGTTTATCATAACCACACCCTCCACAGACAGGGTGGTATGCAAGACTTTGTTTAGTCCCCCAATACTCCTCGTTGCATTGGGGACAATATAGTGATTTAGCCATTACGACACCTCCAGTTTTTTGCTAGATATGCTCTTGTTATACATGTTAGCAAGAACTGAGTTACGATCTAACAATGTTTTTATCTGATCTTCAAGACTGCGTATGACTGTAAACTCTGGACCTTTAGTATCTTTTAATGCTAATCGTTTACCCTCTTTTATACCTTCCATGAATCCATGGTTATATACGGCAAAGACTGCATCTTTAACTTGAGGTACTGAATCAATGATATCTTCTGCTTCTACAGGGTAATTCATTACAACTCCTCCAGTTCTTTGAGCAGTTGATCTTTAGACAGGTGGTCAAACTTTTTATCCATATTGGCTTCTGTTGGCACACCGACCATTTTAGCTAACCGATCTAAAGTAGCTTGACCACTGCTTGACATACGGTCGTACTCCCAATATAAATCAATTACACATTTTTCTATTCTAAGTTGCATTTACTTCCTCCCTTTTATATTTCAAAGCGTAACGCTTGACTTCATGATAAGTACCTGTGAAATAATCAAGTACTTCATACGCTGCAGAACCCCACACAAAACCATCATCGTAATCAGGGTAAATAGTTATATCACCCACTTTATTACCACTCATGAATTGGGCAGTGGTCCATCGTATAATAACCCACTCTTTTTGCATTTATCACTCCTTTAGTTGTTTACTTACTTTTATTATATAGTGCGATTTTACTAAATGTAGTAAAAAGTAATCTATTTAATCAACCAAACGACAAGTAGAAAAAATATTACGGATAATATAATCATTGGGCTTCCCTCCGTTGCAATTCCTCAGTGTACAGCTCAAACATCAAAGCGTCTCGCTGGCGACGAAAAGGTATTTCTGCGTAACGATCTATATTTTTACGGATAGAAGAGCTATCCATCTTGGCTATATCGTTAATTAATTTCTCACGAACGGATCGGTTGCGATAGGTCCGTTTGCCTCCGACCACTTTCATTTCAAGCACACTCATGAGAGAGCTGCTCCAGGCGGAGCTTGCCTATTATAAGGTATCTCGGCTTTTACTTCGGTACGATCGTACTCAAAAACATATTTGTCCTGCTTTCCAAACTGCCCATCTAAATATGTGGCATGTCCATACCGAACTCGGTAGCGTGCAAGTCCTAGCCTTTCGTAAATCCTTTTGGCATGGGAGGCTCTTACTTCGCCTATGTCTAGATCGTGAACATCGCCGAGAGGCTGAGGCACTTGGTTATTTAAACTCACAAGTTTTGTAGATGGATAGGAAACCATTATTTCCCATACCTTGTCTTTTACCGACCAAAACTCTACCATCCACGCATTATTATACTCCGTCATAGGGTTCGTCCTCCATTTCATCATTATAAAACACAACAATAGAATGTATTCTATCACTGTTGGGATGATCCCCATTTCTTTGGCTCATTATCTTTTCGTAATCAGATTTGTCTGCATACGCCCAGTTAGTATGACCAGTTATTTCTTCACAACATTCATCAATGCTGTCTGAATTGTATTTACCCATCTTCTCTCTCCCATTTTTTAATTTGGTCTTGTAACCCTTCAGCACATTCATACCTACCTTGAAGAATTGCCGACTCCCTACTATCATCATCTTCAGAGAGAGGATTATCTCTTACGCTATTAACTTCGTCTCGCAACCATACTTTTATTTTACGAAGTATATTCTCAGTGTGAAGGTTGATGTCGTCATTATCTACTAAATGACTATTTTGTAATTTTGCCATTATTTGTCCTCCTTAGGTTTTTTGTAAATTTTTCCAGTGCTCATTGATATATCAACAAGGCGAGCAGGTACAACAATATTTTCATTACATTTATTGCAACATCTGCCATCATGTATGGGAAGAGCATCGTTTCCTTGCGTCCAGTATATTTCACCTGATTCAGTACGCTGTGGCTCTATTTGCTTTTTGCAAATACAACAATCCATAATTTCTAAGCTCATGAATACTTCCTTTCTGTGAAGTTTGTTTATACTTAAATTATAGCAATTTTGGGGGTCGTAACAATAAAATAATTATCGTGAGTGTTCCGTAGATTAAATTTACTAATGTTTAAGGAACTCTAAATCTTGCCCTGTCATGCAAATCAATTAAATTGATAAGGGTATCTACATAACAGACATCTACAGCTTTGAAGCCACGCCACTCACCGACGCACTTGTACTAGACAAAGGAGCTGAGTTCCCCCTATGTCAAAGGTATGTTGACTATTATCTGAGCCAACATATCAATCGCGAAAGCAATTAAATAATCCATTTCACCACCTCACTATGTATATCTTGTTATTGTTGACATGTTGAACAACAGCATCTTCTCCTGCCTTGGGAAGAAACTCAATTATCTTGTAGCCGTTGTCTAAAATATCTTTTTTTAACTCACGGAGTTTCTTGGTGTTTTTGAATTTTTGAAACTCAAGAAACAAATCCCGTATTCGCAAATAAATCTGGTAGGTCATTTAACTCCCCCTCGTTAATAAAATTAAGAGCCAGAACAATCTATCCTTTACATCGGCTGGGATCTGGCTCCCAATAAATAGTTCCAAAAGAAAGGATACATACAGGCAACTCCCGTCGGAGTTGAAGTGGTTCTATTACAGTAGCGTCACTAATATCCCAGCTACTAACCTTTTCTTTTGGTGCAAGCTAACTTACAAACTAATTGTACTAAAAACTAACCTCTAAGCAATTAAAAAGTATTCTTTAGTACTCATCCCTTTCTGGTACGTTTAATCCTTGTATTCTAAGCATTGCCTCGGCAGTTAACATAGCCTCATTATACAAGGCTCTGTCTTTTTGCTTTACATACTCCATAAAGGCATACTGAAAGGCGTAGTCATCTGATAATACGGCAATTTTAGTACTCAACTCCATGACTTCCCTTGCAAGGTGCAAAGGACCCATTGGATTGCCTACTCGTTTTTTAGCCGTTTGCTCAACGGTTGGGATTATTTTATTTAAATTTTCCATACACGTTCCTTTCTGTGAACTTTTTACTATATTATAAGTATAACTTAGGAAGTTTCAGTTGCAAGTCTTGACTTATCATACTGAGTTTTTAGTATGTGAAAGACCCTCTGTCTACTTATGCCGTGCTTTTTAGCTATCGCTCGCATAGTCATCCCCTCGAAATGTCGAGATTGAAATATGTCCCGAGCTCGCTCACTTTTAAAATCTGTTCTGTGTTTCCTACCATCTGGTAAAGATTTAACATAGTTACTCATGCAGATTTTAAAAAGAGAAGCACGACTTATCCCAAGATGTTTAACTATGTCTCCAATGCTGTCATATTTGTGGATGGCTTCCATTAGTTCTTCTTTTGAAATATCGATAGTCATATTATCCTCCTTGTTTATCCCAGTAATCATCATCTCTATCATAAGGATGACGAAGGTTTGTTTGGGTTGTCATACCCTCTTTTTTATCACTGTCCCCTTGACGAATGGTCAATCGGTCTCGCTCTGTTACAGTTTCGTAAAAACTCAGTATCCATTTTGTCGCATGTTCCATGCTAGAAAACATACGAGGCTTTGTGTGTGATAAGTTATCATTAATTAACACAAAGCCCTCTTCTATTTCATAGATAGACCATCTAGGCTCTAGTTCTTTCATATTATATTATACTCCAATAAGGTTGGTTACGTTTTGTCCACTTAGCCATATACATTTTCTCACCTAAATAGTAACTGCGATAGGCTTGTATTGTATCTGGTTGTTTATATATATCAGGCATTGCCTGAGGTCGAGTAGTAAGTCCTTGAGTTGTTAAGTTTGTTGGGGGACAACGCAAGGAATACAATATAGATTGTGACTTGTGAACTTTGCCATATCTATATGTGTATTCTTTAAATAACTGTTCACCTACTTTCCACGCTAGTACATAGTTTTCTATTGAAGCACCTATCCACAGAGTGCAGGGATGCTTTTGGTGGACAGGTTTGTAGGGGCTGTCATTATCATACCTGTCGTGAACAGTGCATAACATCTGTGTCATTTCTAAGGGCATCTTAACAATATGTTTGTCACAATGATGCTCTGCAATTTTTTTGGGGGCGTTTGCTAACCAGAATATGTTCATATAACTTTTTGCATCTCCCAATTATTATCGCTTACTGGAAGGCTTACCGTAAGCTGACGATTAGGGGGCTGACATACTGCATAAATAATAATCCTAGCATTAGGAAAGGCTGTCTTATGCAACCTATAGAAATGCTGAGCTTTTGCTAGTGTTTTGAACTTACGAGTTTCATAACTACCACGCCCCTTGAACTCGGTGACGGTGTAACCTATAGTATACCTAAGAGTTTCCTCCTCGTAATCTTGCCATGTGTTAGTAATAATATTCATAACATACCTTTCTGTGTATGGTTTGTGTATACTTTACTTATATAGGGGTTTACAGCAAGAAACAAATAATAATTGGTCTAGTTACTCAAATTGCGATTCCGTAAAACTTCTTTCACAGGCTCAAAGTCCTTCAACTCACTGAAATTGCTAAACAAATACTGGACTCCAGTGTTCATAATTATTTTCATTTGAGTGTTTGCGTCAGCGTGCTTTTCACAATAGAGAACTAATTCTAACATGTCTGCCATCTTTAAACGAGCTTTGTCTTTTGGGCTAAGTATAAAAGTCAATCCAAGGTCTTCCATCACCTTTGCTTCTGCTTTTTCAAAGGCTCGTTTGACTTCAGGATAATCCCATTTCGCTGTAGCAGGAATATCGCCTAAGACCATCTCAGGAACATCGTGGTATAGAGCTGCCATGATTAACTGCTTCGGTACATTTTCCCAAAGTTGGTCAATAAGTATAGCTACTGCGTATGAATGTGCTCCCACTGTCTGCCTCAATCCTTGTATTGGAACGGTATGATATCGCATAAGAAACTGTGCATCATAAATAGTATCCAGGCTTTTAAAGTTTGTTGTTCGTTTGTTGCTTGCTGTGTCCATCTGCTTTTCCTCTTGTCCACGGTTTATCACTAAATGTTTTCTTTGCCATGCCCCAGCTCAAACCAAACTCAGCATCAACAACGCTAGGTACTTTCATTTCCACACAGTTTTCCATAACTTCTTGTATCCTTTTTGCTTGAGCTTCACTTTGTACAGACACATCTAATTCATCATGAACTTGTATCATTGGCACTATGCCTTCTTTGTGGAGAGCTACCATCGCAGCTTTTGTTTGGTCAGCAGCACTCCCTTGAATTAATTTGTTCAATGCCTTATAAGTAAAGCATCTACGAATCGCTGGTCCGTGTTCATTGTATGCTTCTTGATAGGGTAATGGTTTGAATGTTCCATAAGCGTTAGGCTCCCATTTATCAAACCTACATCTACGTCCCAATAGCGTTCTTATAACACCTTTTTTACTTGCTCGAGCTGTAGCATAATCAGCTAACTGCTGGACAAAAGGAACTTTGCCATGATACTCGGCGAATAAGTCTTTGGCATCTTCTAGTTCAAGACCCAACTGCTCAGCAAGTTTATTCTTACCCATGCCATAGAACAAACCTAAATTAATATCTTTAGCTTGCTTACGAGGCACTCCCACAATATCAGCTGCCATCTGGTGGAAGTCAGTATGCTTGTCCTTTTGGTATTGCTCAACGAAGTCCATTGCACCTTTAAAGTCTAATAATCCTGCATAATGAACAACTAAACGAGGCTCTTGGCTACTGTAATCAAACGCCCCCCATAACTCACCTTCTTCAGGTAAAAACAAACCACGAATTAACGGACCTATTTCAGCGTTACGAGCAGGGACTTGTTGAAGGTTGGGGTTACTGTAGCTAAATCGACCTGTAACTGTCCCACCCTCATCACTGCGAAGTGGATGGGCTTCAGCAAATATCCTACCTTTATGTTGGTGCTTGAGTATAGTATCTATAAAAGTTGTACGAGCCTTATTAAGTTCTCTTGCCCTAACGACGGCACGAGGCAAAGCGTGCTCGTGATTGGCTAAAAAGTTTTTAGTGAAACTTGGTTGCTTAGACTTTTCAGTAGTTGGGTATCTTAAATCAACAGCATCAAAGGCTTTTGCAATACTACGAGCAGCCCAGATATCAATACCCTCACCTCCCACTGATTTTAAAACTTCTATCTCTTGCTTTTCAAGCCTCTCTTTAAGCTCTTGTGCTTTTGGTAAGTCCACTCGTACACCCTTTTTTCGCATAGCAAGTACGACTTGTAGAACATTTGTTTCTAATTCAAATATGTCGGCAATATCTTCTTTGATAATTAGACCTTTAAATAACTGCCATAGCTTCATTGTCAAAGCTGCATCTTGTTCAGCGTAAGCTCCTACAAAATGAGCAGGGAGTTTATACATTTCACTTTTAGCATTGACACCAAACTGCCTCGCAGCTTCTTGTAAATCTTTTTCATTCTTACGCTCACCAAGATAATCACGACCCAAAGAGTTAAGAGCATAGCTAAACCTGTTTTCATCAAGCAAAGCACCGACAACCATTGTGTCAATCATGCGACCTTTTATATCAATACCTTCTTGCCAGAGCCAACCAGCGTCATACATGGCGTTGTGCATAATATAGTCACGGTTTATGCTACATAAGTCTTTAACCCACCTCATCGTCTGATCAGGGTCAAGGTTAGTGCCATTCTGGTGGCGTATAGGAAAGTACCATGATTCGCTGTGTGTTGCTACGGCAACTCCTATTATTTCGCCATCACCCCTAGCCCACCCAGAGCCCATTGTTAAAAGGTTTGGATCACGTGTTTCAAGGTCAATAGCTATTTCTTTTGCTTCTCTTAAATCAGGGTAGCCGTCAGGCATAACCCACTCAGTCGGTGGTGTGAATAGGGGGAATTGCATTTTGTACCTTTATAATCATTGGCTGTCCGCAACTGCAGATAACCCATTTATTTTTAAGTTTACGAAAAGTAACTATTTGTTCCTTTTGACAGTCTTCGCAAACGGCTTTTACTTCTGTGTCTAGATCAGTCATCACCTATCATTTCTGCCTCAACCAACAACAGATATCTACGCAAATCACGTATATCATCTAGTATGCCTTCGGGGCGTTGGTCTTCTGAGATAGCTTTAAATATATCATAACTGTGTCCATCCACTTGGTTCTGAAGCCTATCCCATTTACGAGCAAGCATCATAAACGCACCGACACCCCCTCGCTTTTTCCAACTGTCGCCGTACGACAGTTCGGCTTTATGTAATTCTATTACATCTTCATTTGCTAAGTCCTTAACTTGTTCTATTATAAGGCTATATCCCCTATCCATTAAATAAATCCTTTCTACGGTTTAACCATTCTAAAGTTGCTACGCACCAATCATCTGAACCTATCCGTTCAGCATTAGCATATGCTTTTTTCCAGTCTTTGTCTTTCCAAGCATTCCATGTTTGTAGCATAGGCTGAGCAACATTAGCGAATATAGAGTTTGTCCAATCCTTAGACACTGCTCGGTGTTGTAACCACAAAGTTAATTCATTATCAAATGTTTTAATATCATCAATCAACGGAGGTAAGGTGGTAAAATTTCTAGAGGCATAAGAATCATAGTCAGGTTGCATACCTTCTAGCTTTTTTAAAGTAAAATCATAAGCGTGTAGATTGTTAGAAAACTGAGTATATGTTCCCACTTCTACACCAACCATTGTAGCAATATACTCTTGTAAGAAACTCATATGCACAGCATTAGCTCCACAAGCTCCCCATATCAAATCATTACTACGATTGCACACTGTCATATCCAGCATATTGTTTCGTATGTAAAAATAAATGTGAGTATTGCAAGGTAAATCCCTAGACTCATTGTCCTTCCGTAGGTCATGCACTGCATCCCACATACTCAAGACAGTCCTACGATCGTTAGGATACTTTCTTAAACGATGTATTACTGTTTCAAATTGGTCTCTTGCAAAGTACCTTCGCCATCGATAACCATAAGCACCTGACACCGTATGCTTGTCATTACTGTATTGTTCCATTTGTTTATTGAAATATTTTATAAAATATAAATCATTACGCCCATCAAGCATCCACATACTTTCCATAAAATGGAAGATGGGGTTGGCATCACGCTCAGGGTAAAACAGTACCCTTTCTTTTGGGTTGTTGTATGTAATGATACAAGGGTTAGGAAACTCTAAAGCTGGTCCATTCCTAGTTTCAACTCGTACACCGTTTTCTTCAATAGATTGTTTTATTAAATATAATGCGTCACTGACGTTAACACAACAAAAGCTGTGGTCACTACGCATAGTCTTTCCATATAAAGCCATTGCTTCCCCTTTCTATGGGTTGTTTTTAAGCTGTTTTAACAGCTTGAATTATTTATGCCCTACAAACTTACAAAAAGCAAGTTTCTAACACGCGAACAAGCCTTAAATAAAGTCAAATATAGGCTTGACTTGTTTTGTGTAAGTGCCACCTTTTAACGCTTCTTCAATATGTTTATCTGTTTGAATTGTTGGCTTCGGCATCTCCACTTTGCCCATTCGGTCAGGCAAAAGCCCATTACGAATAGTAGCGTTATCACAGCCACGACACGGTCCGAAGTCACGTGAACCGTGATATAATCTTGTTCTTGCACCAAGAAACAAGTCATTAGTCCAGATTTCATTTATTTTTTCCTCCATTACATCCCCACACTTGTACCAACCTGTCCAGTCATTACAACAAAGAGCAACCTTACCATTCCATCTTAAGCTGAGCTCCCTGAAGGGTTTGGCACATCGTTTGCCCTCTTGCTTATCGTTAAGTGGGAAAGCCGATCCGGCATGATTACTAACTTGTGCATGTGTTCCATCACTAGCTAAAGTTAAATCTGCTCCGACTACAATATGATGCTCATTAGGCTTTCTTCGTTTGTGTGGGTTGCCTCTCTTATCATGGGGATATTGTATTACCTCATGAGGACCTTCATATTTAGCTTGTATTTTATCTACTATTTTTATTCCATCATAGTTATCTAAAAACAAAACATTTAAACCTGAGTCCATCAGTTTGTTGATGTTAGCGTTTAAGCCGTCGCCTAGTAAAAGACCACCACCATTACTTGTCATCATAATAGAGGCTTTAGGTAATTTATTTCTAAACAACTTTATCATATCGTGATAATGGGGGTGCATCGTTGGCTCACCGTGCATAGCAAACTCTAACCTACTGTTCCATTTGGCTTCCACTATAGAATCGGCAATGCGTTCAGCTACTTCCATACTAAGAAACTTATATGGACCAGAGCCTTTGCCTCTTACCTTCTTTGGACCGTCAGCCCCATTCTCTCGTATAGCTTGTATACCACAAAAAGAACAGGCTAGATTACAGCCCTCAGCTAATTCTATTTGAATAGCGTTAGGGGGCTCTTGTTTATACTCCATATTCACAGCCTCCTTGTTTCGCAGCTTTTCGCCATTGTACTCGTACATCCCATCGTGTTTTCATTCCTTCCCATCCTGTTTTAGTTTCTTTTTGTAAAGACTTGACAAAGTCAGGGTACTTACTTTCCAACTTTTTACTAGCCTCCTCTTGTAATGCAGCATCACGGTAAAGACTGCAACCTCCGGGAGCTCCACTTGCACCACGCTGATCCCATGTCCAATCAGTAATAACTGCGTTAGCTTGACCTATACCAAACAAACCTAATGTCATATGGTAATCCTCCATTAACTCTACATCATTATATTTTAAATCTGTGCGGAGTATATCCTTAGGTCGTAGCCCATGCAAAGCGTTTTGTCGCATACACTTTTTGAACACATGTGGAAAATGTTTATCATTCATCTGGCGTGGACTAACCCCAACATGCACAAAGCCATCTAACAGAGCTTCCATTCTATCCCACAATTCATACATCTCGTTCTTAGTTGTTTTTCTTAAAGATGGTAAGTCAGGGTGTGCTCTGCGACCAAATATAAGATCGTCATCCAAAACAATAATTTTATCATAGTCCTTTTCCTTTGCATGTTCTAGTATCCATTGCCTAACATTAGGAGCACCCTTTACGTCTCCACGATCCAATGCTCTTCTGTTAAAATGTTGATGCCTAGACACTTCTTCAGTAGGACATACCAACACAGTATGCTCTGAGTTTTGAGCGTGTACTCCTATACTCTCCCATGTGGTTTGTTTACTTACTCTTCCTCTAGTTAATATATATATTGGTATCATTTATCCCTCCTCAAAGTTTAATGTTCCGTTGTATATTGCTTCTTCTAACTCTTCGTCTGTTAACTCATCTACGTCTTTAGTATTAAGCCCACTTATTTTAATTTGTTTCTTTCGTGTACTAGCCAAACGAGATCCAGGTTTAGGGGGAAGTTCTTTGGGTAGGTATTGTTCCCCTTGTTCTATTTCTACTGTTCTGAAACTATGATTGCAAACCAAACACACTCTTTTACGTCGTGTTGTTCCACTTATAAACTTATTAAAGTGATCAGTATAAACTAACAGTCTACTATCTTCAACAACTGTTTTTCCTTTTTTACATTTAAGACACAACATTGCCAACACTCCCTGTCTCTAAAAACTCTTTATCTTTAAAGGCTTGCACAGGATCGTACTTACTACGAGGTGTACCTTGTTCTAATCTAACTCGTTCCCATTTATCCCATTCACAAAGGCTGTGCTCAATAGTTCGCATATCAACTTCTTCTATTGGGACATGACTTAACAAATACTGTGATGATTTTTGTAATAAGTTTTGCATTTGAGTATTAGCTTGGTGTTGGCTCATGGCTTGTGTTAACAATTTTTCGTGTATTCGGTTTAGTCCTCGTTTTGCCCCTGGACCAGCGTTTGCCCAAGTAAAACGGTCTGTCGCCGTGTCCAATACGTTTGTGTGATTGAGATCGGTAACCACTTCGTAAGACATAAAGCCCCCTCCACCCCACCCTTTATAGGCAAGCATCGCACGGTGTACTTCTTGTAACGAGTTAGTTTTGGTCGCAACCTCTGCAAGCCTTTCTTTATTTTCCCATATTGGTTTGAGGAAATGGTCAACTACAACTTCTCCTTTGGGTAACTTTAAACCTTGATTAGTTATTATATACGCTCCAGTAAAGGTCCGCAATTTTTTCTCTAACCGAGCAGATATTGTTTCTTTGGTTCTTTCAACAGACCAGCCATAGTCTTCATAAACCCACTTATGCTCATCAGCAAATTCTATAGTTCCCACCATACGAAACAAACAGCAGTTAAACAAAATTTCACCCATTGGTCGATTGCCATTTGGCTTCGTCCAGTTCTGTCGCATCCATATGGTAACTTTATCATTTTCACGGAATGGGTTTGTAAATTTATAGCTTTGTAGAATAGAATCATCTGTCCAAGGGGGAGCAAAGCCTTGTATTCGTTTTTGATATATAGCGTGCCTTTCATTTATCCAATAAAAGAAACGCTCAATTGGCTCTAGCTCATCTGCTTTATTAATATTCATATTACCTGTCCCCTATGTATATAGCATCTCGTTGTATCGCTAATTTTATATCTACCCTATTCCCTCCAGGAATAAGTTTTTTCATTTTTACCAGAGCTTCAGCTACTGTTTTTGAAGAGGCAATAGCTTCAAAGTTATGGTATCGGTTACTACCATATGTGTAAGGATTACCTTTGTTCACCGTTATTACAGCTTCGTCTTTATAACTAGAAGAAGAAACAGCTTTCATAACTATGTCGGACAGTATCTTAACTGAAGGTGTAATCTTTCGTTTGGGTTGCACTTTTTGCGTAAGGTGTGCTTGGAGGGCTGACCGGACGGCAGACCAATTTAAGTCCTCTTTAGGTGCTTTATATTTCTTTGCGTTGTTTTGAACGAATATAAAGAACTGATGATACTCGTCTTCATAGCCATCACGAGCAGGTGCAAAGGTCGTCTTTATTGAACTCATTATAGAATACAATTCTTGGGGTTTGTATGTTTTTTGTAATTGCTCTACAGTGCTATAGACTAAACTAAACTCGTTAATTTCTTTACAGTCTTTAGTAGCTTGTAAGGATGGAAAAACAAAAAAAGTATAGGGGCTATTATATCGGCTCCCATAACTATTTTCTAATACAACATAAGTCTTCATGACATACTCCTTTCTATAAGTATAACTAATTTTAACTATATGTAGTGAATTTACAAGTAAAAAGTGCTCGTTACAAGAACGAGCACTCTATATTTTGTTAGGATACTTTAGCGTATTCCAATACTTTAGTCAGTGCTTTACGTTTGGTCATTGCACCATTACCAAACCATGCAGATGTAAGGGCATGGTCGCTGGACTTAGCCTTTTTCTGGTGATCCATAACATAGGTAACACCATTCAAAACACCCCACCAAGTACCTTTCGCAGATTGCATAGTTGCTCCTGGACTAAGGTCAATGGCATCTCTTATAGCTAAACTGCTCTTGCTAAACTCATCATGCAAAGGCACAAGCAACTTGGAATCTCGCTTGGCACGTTCTATAAGAAGTTTAGGCTGTAGCATTTCAGCAATGAAGTTATCCACTGCATCTGGTGTTGCTCTTGTATTGGCAAGAAACTCGGACTGCTCTTTGAACTGTTCCATTTGTTGACCACTGATACCTAGAGCTTCCTCTGCAGATTTCATAATGTCTTGATCCAACATTTGTAAATGCAGTATTCTGAACTTGCCTGTCATGCCCTCTGAGTTTAAGGCTAATGTAATAGTGTTATTACAAACGACACGGATAGGGGTAAACATAACTGTCATAGCAGTGCCTACCTTGTGACTGTTAGCCATAAGCAAGTAACCTTCTATTTCATCGCCTCCAGCTAATGTAAAACCTTTTTTAATTTTAGCCAGACCCCATACACGTTCACCATCAGATAAACTTCCTGCAGTATCCATAGACATATTTCCTGCATCGGTAAACTTTTTGAAAAACGACATTGTTTCATGGTTTTGAAAAGGTACAAAGCCTTCGCCACAATGCGAAAGAACACGTTGATCTGTGTCACGAACAATAGCATAGTGGTTGTCTGCTTTTAACAGTGAAGCCTCGCCACGAGGGTCATTTAAATCCCATGTGTTTGGCTTGTTGGCATAGTAAAACGGACGTTTGCTAACTGTCCAGTCAAGACCTGCCTTTACTAACATTTCTTGAGGGGTAAGGTCGCCCTCAACTTTATTACCTAACCCATGCCAAGGAACTTGTCCTGCATAAGCCATAGTTTCTACTTCGTGTGCCATGATATATCTCCTTTCTATGAGAGTTGGTTGTTGGCATTAGCATCAGATAAATCCACTGTAGGTAACGATTTGTACTCTGCAAAGGATACATCTATATAGAAGTGGTCACCCTCGGGGGTGGCAAAAGCACAACGCATTTCTACATCATTGTGTAAAAACGCTTGTACAAGGGGATATCGTACATGACCTTGCAAGTGTGCAAAGTCAGCACCCCCTAAGTCAGACAATTTATCTGGTATATTACTTAACCATTTAGGGTCTAACTGTCGATTGGATTTACGTCTGTAAGCCTTAGTATTTATCTTGATAAGTAAATCCTTAGTAGCGTATTGTTGTAGTTGTTCCATATAAGCCTCTCTATGGTTTGTTTACGTTATGTTTATATATTAAGTAATGGGCTGTGGAAGTATAGTGTAACTTACTCGTTTGGACCACTTAGGCTGGGATTTGGTATCCCCTTGAATACATAGGATGAATTAGGTGGAGGTTGGACAACGCTCTTGTAAGCCCCACATAAAAGACCCTTGCTTCATCATAATGTTCGTTTTCAAACTTTCGCCACATAGAATATGTTCTTCGCATAGTATCAGTAAGCATCATTACATTTGTTGCTTGAGCTCCTTTAGCAGAATGTATAGTGGAGATCCGTATGCGTGGCTCCGTTGTTAATGATTCACCTTTTCTTAAACAGGCTTTTATATATCTACGATCATTCTCTGGTATTTTACCCAGACCTAGATCCCAAGGTAGACTGTGCAGTAAACCATGAAAGTCTTGTAGATCTTGTAATGTATAATAATCACCGTCAACACCTTTCGGTAAGGTTTTGTGACCATACTCCACTTGCTCGCCTAGTACCATTTGCTTATAGACTATCCTTACTTGGTCTCCAGTCAATCGGTGACCTTGCCGTAAGTTTTCCCAATACCGAACAGCATCAAGCATCTTACCATCTATAGATTTACTTCCATTATAAGTATATAAATGACCACGCCTACGAACTTCTTCTTCTATTTGTCTAGCCCCTCGTGTTGTTCGGCTTAGTAATAACCAATCCTGCTCTGAAAGATCCACCTCTTCACTGTGTCTATGCCACTGAATACTTCCTATATCATCTCTTGGATTAAACTGTTTTGGTCTACGACCAACCACTCGTTCAATAACTTTTTGACTTAACTCATGATGAGTAGAGGGAATCCTATAACTTTGATTTAGTATTGTAACATCACCTCCTAGATTTATAAAGTAATCTACATCAGCTCCTGCATATCTAAATATGGCTTGGTCATCATCTCCTGCCACATAAATCTCTTTACAATTTTTTTCTAATAGGTGAACCATTTGCCATTGGATAGGTGACAAGTCTTGGGCTTCATCAATAAAAACCACTTCAAGTTTCGGAGCTAACTTTCTTGCACAAAAGGTTTCAAGCATATCAGTATAATCAAATAGCTCGTTTACTTCTTTCCATCTTAATAACCCTCTGTTTACATAGTCCACCCTCGCCCAATCTGTTTTAAGTGGTACGTTAGATAAATTGTAAACTTGACGCAAAGGCTGTTGCATAATCCTAGCAATGTTAATAATTTCTAAAAACTTATCGCCATAACCAAAGTCTTTAAATGGACCTTGCTCTTGACTATCATTAGAACCAAAAAAGTTTCCTATTTTTAACCAATCAGAAACATCTTTATATTTAGATTGAGTCATTATTTGTGTATGATTTATACCTATCTGCATAAAAGCTAAACTGTGGAGAGTACGGAAAAAAGGTAAATCTCTCTTTGTTAGTTTAAACTTTATACATGCTCTTTCTATAGCTTCTGTCGCTGCTCTTCTTGTAAATGCAAAGTATCCTATTCGGTCGGGGGACACCCCTGAAGCTATATATGACTCAACAAGGTTTAATAGTTTGGTCGTTTTTCCTGTTCCTGGAGGACCAACTACAATTTTCATAGCAACATTAACTCATCTTCTTCTATTTGACGAACGAATATAGGAGTATGATCGCCAACCCATGCTCCAACCACATTATATTCCATCCAGTCTATAGCCTCTTCGTGAGACATTTTATCCTTCTTCATAAATATCTCAACACACTTACCATAGCTATATACTAATATGTCTTCTTGACCGCATCTAATGCCTACTCCCAATATAGCTTTATCCAATCCATCAGCTTTTAACATTTAATGAATACCCCCTCTTTCATTGTGCCTTTTCTATCTTTAATTTCGTTATACGCAACTTCCATGCAATCTGGAAAGTTAGTGTCGTTTCTTAAACATATATTAATTAGAACAACTAATATATCCCCTATGTCATCTTTTATATCTTTGCCCTTGCACACAGAGTCAGACAATTCACCCACTTCTTGCATTAACTTCAATACTTGATCTTTATCAGTGCTTCCATCTATAAGGTTTCGTTCTTCGTGCCATTTTGTTATAGAGTGGTAGTATTTGTCATAAAAGCTATACGTCATATTACATTCCTTTCTTGTGGCAGATCGGGTAGATCTAATGTTTCCTCATCGCCTTGAAAATAATCCTGTGGCAAAGACCAAACATGAACGCCTTTGCCTTTTACCCTCCAAAACATTTTTTCAGCGTGTTGATTTTGTAATCGTAAAGTTATTCTACTAGAAGAGTAATGGTTAAAATCATTTACAGACAGATGCTTTTTAATATCCTTGACTTGAAAGAATACTCGTTGCTCAAGCCAGACGGCTACACCTTGTAAAATATCTTCACGCTCAGCACCTTTAGCTCTTTCGCTACAAAAAGAATGGAGTAAGTCTTCAAACTCACCTTTTAAGGTAGCATCAGGTGGTACTTCCACAATGGTTAGATTGTCCAATAACATTTGTATTCTAGTCTGCCACGCTCTTTGATTAACAGTAGCAGGGAGTTTATTAATCTGTGACACACAATCTCTTTGAAAGCGTGTTTGACTTATCAATCCATCCGTACTTAATTCCACACGGCTACCATCCACATTAAGAATCCATATAGGTGGGTCACCATCTATTTTAGTTAAAGCCGACATGTCATTTTGTACACCTGATGGACCTACACCATGCTTACGAGTAAGGCACACATCTTTATTACAATAAGGTTTAATAGGTTGGTCGTCACATTTGTAAAAATAATCTTTGCGTTGCAACTGTTTAATGACAGCACCCACTTCGTTGTGTGACAAAGGAGGGCTTACATAATCTACATTATATCGTTGCACTAACGACTCCCAGCCATCAGGGTCAAACATTCTTGAGTAAACGCCTAGATTAAACAAAGCATTGTTTCGTGAGCCTTCAGCAAACCCAATACTGCATAACTGTTGTAAACAAGGTGGACCCTCAGGAAGTACCTTGTTTTCTACTTTTACTATTTGGTATTCTTCAAACTCTGAAAGGCTAATTCGATACTTCTGAGCTTTCTTAACAAAAGTTTCAGGGGTTAAAGTATTACACTTAAAGTCGTAAACGCTACGAGTGCTGTATTCTCCTTTATAGTAAGGCATATTTAAAGCATTTCCAGTATCCCCTCTGTCAACAAGTATTTCGGCTTGTTTTGGAAATATTTCGCTATCCGCCAATCCTAGTCCAGCTGCGATTTCGGTTAGCTTCGTTTGTATAAAACTTGCTTGTAAAGGCTCTTTAAAAAAGAAATATATATGAGCACCCCCTGATTTACTTCTTCCTACCCAACCAATTATTTTGGCTTCAGCTAATCGGGTTACTATTTTCTTGTGGTCTACTTCGTAGTTATCAACATCAATTGCTCCCCACACACAAGTATTATCATCCCTTATGGGTATAATACCTAGACCTTGCTCACCTTCTAAATGTTTTTCCCATAACTCTTTTGTAGGGGGCGACTTCATTATTTTGTAAAGGGCTTTTTTCTTGCGACCTTTAAAGCCATCACTCAGATCAACAATACCGTGTGCTCGTTGGTTTCCTGTGAATAAACTTAAAAATTGTTCTGATATATTCATGCTTTCTCCTGTAAATAAGATGAGGGTCATAACCCTATAGCCAGCCTTTGCAAAAGCTAGAAACGGTTAGACTCATAAATGCGTAAATTATGACCCTCGCAGTTGTGGGTAGATCAACACCCACCCCTGATTAAAATGGAACGTCGTCTTTTACTTCTGTTCCATTATTTACAGTAGACTGTTCGGGGTTGGATTGTTTAACTTCCACTTCCCCAGCTTGTACGGACTGTGCAAAAGCTACTCCAGCTTCAAACAAATGTCGTTCAAAGGATTTACCGAGGTCAATAGTCAAGTGCTTATTGATAACCCAGCCAAACCAAGAACCCATATCATTTTGCTCTGGAACAGTTCCTAAAGTGTAACTATGCGACATCATGGGTAGAGTGTACGGACCACTTTTACCCATAGCTGTTAAAGCATTCATTTGTGTTAACCACCTTCTAGACTTTTTTAACTGTGTGCTAGACATTGTGATTAATGCTCTTGAAAACGATTCAGCTTTCTGATCAACTAACAATACAAAATGTTGTGCTGTATTAACTAAAGTATTTCCATTAGGTAACACGTCTGCATTTTTATCGTTTTTGTTAGTCGTTGCTACAATGGGGTCGGTAGGTAAATAGCTCCCCATATATCCTCCACCTAAATCACGAGGCTTCCACTCAATATACCTACGATTAAAGTAACAAGGTACAACTAGCACACCTTTCTCACCATCATAGGCTTCATTAGAAACAGTATTATATATGCTTCCAGCTTCAGCACCTTCAACATGAGCACCGTCACGTTTATTAACTTGTGGTGAACCTTTATCAAGTATTCTTATAAAAGGTATGGACATATCTTCGGTACTTGCTTCACTGAATCCCATACCCGACGCATCTTCAAAACTCATTAATTGTAGTTCTGTATTTTGTTTTTCAACAACTTCTTTAGCCATGTTACTTTCTCCTAATTTTAGCTATTACACCATTATATATATCCATGCAGTCGTGAGGTAAATTGTTACCTTTTCCTAACTGCTCCTTCGCCCAGGATTTAAGCGTTTGTGGTTCAACCCAAACTCTATTAGTTGTGGTAAAACCCTTTCCTTGCAACTCTGCAAGTAAGTCTTTTGCTAGGTTATCTTGGTTTCTACCAAACTGTGCAGTCACATGATTTTTAATTAAACTTCCAAAACCATTTTCTACTAACCAAGCAAACGCATCTTCACGGTTGTCTACCTTTATAGATACGTTTATAAAATCAGAAATAATTATTTCACTACCATCATCCATGGAGATTTTGTTAACCCCATACTCTTGCATCGCTGCTGGAAGAGTATCGGTGGATAGTATTCGTAAGTCTGCTTCTGATTGTTTTAGGTCTGCTTTTAGGTCTTTAACTCTATCTTCAAGCACTATTTGTTGTTTGCACAATGAAGATACTAAACTAATACCCTTTTCGTCTACGCCAGTCAATTCACTAGCCGCTTTTTCAAAGTCCATGCTTTGTCTCCTTTTGGTAAATATCCACTTTTAGTGGGTAATACGTTTCCTCTAACCTATCCCACTTTAATAAGTTAAACCTACCCATATTATTAGAAGCTGCGATAGCACAGGCTATACCTATACACACAGGGTCTCCAGACATAAGTAAATAATCTTTATCATTAAAGTTTCGTAAGGCACGAGTAATACGTCTTACTGTTGGTTGTGTACTAAAAGCGACCTGCTCCTTTGCAGGAACTAGTATTTGCAAATCACCATATTCAGCAGCTTCTGTAATATCGCGACCACGCACTTCTTGAGTAATGTATACTGTCACGGCTTTCTCTCCCGTTGGCTTTCTATGTGTGGGTTATACCACAAATTTATAATACACTTTTGTATATAGTAGTAAATGCAAAATGTTATCAAAGTTGTTTATCAGATATTAGAATATACAATATCTTAATATCGACTATTATGTCCGCCTCGTATGAAAAATGAAGACAAAAAATATAGTGTAACTATTGCAAAATGCTACTATTATACAAAGTAGAAAGTAGAAAGTAAAATCATGAAATATAAATTTAAGTTACAACCTTATGAACATCAGCTCACAGCTTTGAAAAAAAGTTGGGATAAAGAAGAATACGCTTTGTTTATGGACATGGGGACAGGCAAGTCAAAAGTATTAATTGACAACATGTGTATACTCTATGACCAAGGAAAACTTGAGGGGTGTTTAATTGTCGCACCAAAAGGCGTATACCGAAACTGGGAGCAAGGCGAACTGCCAACACATATGCCTGACCATGTTATAGCTGACACAGTATTGTGGAACCCTAGTCAAAGTATAAAACAGTTAACTTTACAAAAAAAGTTGTTTCAAACTAATGATAACTTAAAAATATTCATTATGAATGTCGAAGCCTTTAGTACCAAAAAAGGTAGTGCTATGGCTGAAAAGTTTTTGCAAGCCGTGCCAAGTATGATGGTCATAGATGAAAGTACAACTATAAAAAGTAAAGATGCTAAACGCACTAAGACTATAGTTAAATTAGGAAAGTCAGCTAAATATCGTAGAATACTTACAGGGTCTCCAGTTACAAAAAGTCCTATGGATTTATATACCCAATGTGAATTTTTGAATGATAATTTGTTAGGTCACCAAAGTTTTTACAGCTTTCAGAATGATTATGCTATTATAAAACGTAGAGTTCTTGGAGCTCATAGCTTTAACCAAATTGTAGGTTATAGACGTTTAGATGAGTTAAACCAAATATTAGAAAAGTTTAGTTATAGGGTACGCAAAGAAGATTGTTTGGATTTACCAAGTAAAGTTTATCTAAAGCGTGTTGTCGAATTAACAAAAGAACAACGCTTAGTGTATGATAGTTTAAAAACTTTTGCATTAGCTATGATGGAAGATGGTTCGGTAACTCCCACAACTGTTCTTACTCAACTTCTTAGATTGCAACAGGTTTGTTCGGGACATGTAAAGCTAGATGATGGAACATTAAAAACTTTCCCTACTAATAAAATGCCAGAGTTAGTTTCTGTGCTTGACGAAGTTGGTGGGAGCGTTATCATATGGGCAAACTATACACATGACATTATTAGCATAACTGATAAGATAGCTTCTATTTATGGTGAAGAGAGTGTTCGTTCTTACTACGGTGATACACCAAGTGATTCAAGACAACGAGTAGTTAAGGAGTTTCAAGACCCTAACAATCCTGTAAAGTTTTTTGTAGGGCAACCTAGAACAGGAGGTTATGGTTTAACTTTAACACAAGCCACTACCGTCATATATTATAGCAACAGCTATGACTTAGAAGTTCGGTTACAAAGCGAGGATAGAGCTCATAGAATCGGTCAAACAAGTAAAGTAACCTATGTTGATATTATCGCTGAAAACACGGTTGATGATAAAATATTAATTGCTCTTAGAAACAAAATAGATATAGCTAGTCAGGTTCTTGCTGAGAACTATCGTGATTGGATTATTTAGCAATACTCCTTAAACTCTCCATAACAGAATCAATTGATGGTTCTTTGCCATTTGGATCTAGCACACATTTGTATTTACGAGGACAGCCATTTGCTAAGTCTGTAAAATCTAATGTAAATGTTTTTTGGGCTCCTTGATATATACAAGCCAATTTATCTTTATACACTTTACGCTTTTTTAATCGGCATGTGGTCATAGTAGGAAGAACAATTATGCCTTTTTGTATTTTTTGCTGACGCGTGTAATCTTTAGCATTAGCTCTTTTATTCCAAATAACTGCGACTGTTGCAAATAACAATATAATAACAATAAACAAGACAATCCAACCTATTACGCCTAAAACTTGCTGACGCATCTTTTGTTGCTTGTATATGGTTTCTTGTCTTTGTTTTCTTATCTGTCCTTCCATAGCAAGAAGTTCATCATACGCTTGAGGACCATGAGTTAGATTCAGAAACATCTTGAGTTCATATCTTTGTTCCTCAAGTTTCTTTTTTCCAGCGTAGGCAGCCATCGCTGCTTCTTCGATAGAACCTGCATTAAACAATTTACCAAACAGGGGAGGGTTTTTGGCTTGTTTTTCTGCATTATCTACATCACTCACAGCCCCCATCCATCTACCAATATCACCAGACATTTGTTCTATGTCTCTTCCCATTGCAAAACCAGATTTAATGGCACTAAATGCTTTACTAGCAACACCTACGGCTATTGATATGGTTAAGGGATCCATGACTTTTACCCATGAGGAAAGGTTTGTTGTTGTGCCATTCGGTCAACCAAACGCTCCGCCCTATTGGGTACTTGATTGTACCACTTAGAATCTTCCATTTGCAAAGAAGCCTCTAACCAATCAGACTCTTTGATGGCTCCGTGCATTTTCTTGAATTTAGATAATCTAGGATAACCCAAGTTAAACATCATATTAGCTAATATCAATTGTACCTCATCAGGTAAATCATTAAAGTTATCATGTAACTTTACGCAATCTGCTAAAACAGAAGATACATCCTTTTCAAATGCCTCTTTGCATCGTACTTTAGTAACTAAAGTTCCTACCTCCCAGTTGTACTCTGGATCCCATTCAGTAACCAGATGTCCAATTCCAAAAGTTGGTAGACCTAAATGATCAAGATAAATTTTACCCTTGCTACCTTCATCAGCTTCTAACTCTGTTCGTAACTGTTCAATTAATTCTTGTTTCATTATACTAATCCCATTATTCCAGCTGAGGGTTGTTGTGATATTGCATTTCCTAAAGAATCATTAGGGAACAACGAGGCAAACCTGTTTTGTGTTTGAGGAGGTACAGGTGCTCGTGGTATAGGTGGAATAACAGGGGGTCGTGGTGTAATGTTACTTGCTACAGGGGCAACAACAGGAGGAGAGGTAACATTACTACTTAGCAACCCTGAGTTTTGGGTACGTTTTACTTCTTCTTCTATTGTTTCAGCTCCTGCAGGGGCTTCTGTTACTACTTTTCCATCTTTAATAGTTAGATTTAA